TAAGAAGTCTTAAGTCGAAAGTACTAAAGAATACTAATATGAAAATAAGAATACCTAAGTTCTTAAGTAGACTATTTAATAGTACTAGAAAAGAACATAAAGATGAATTACTTCATAAACTTGATACGTACAGAAAGAACGAACTTACAAGAGAACTTACATCATATCTATCATACAAGATAGACGAAGAAGTACGTTCTTTCGAGAGTTCTTCTTTTGTATCATTCTTTCAGTCGAAGTACGCAGCTGCTCATTCAAGAGGTAAACGAGCTGCTTACCGAGATATTTTAGATCAATTAGAAAATAAGGAATAACGATGTTTGATGACAAGACCAATGTCGATAACGTCAGTCCAACTGAACAGAAGACCGACCAGTCTTTAATGTTCTCAGTCGGAGACAGACAGTACGATGCTGCAACAGCTAAGACAAAGATCGAGCACGCTGATAATCATATCGCTCAGTTAGAAGCGGAGAACGCTAAACTGAAAGAAATGGCTAGCAAGTTAGATAAGCTCGATACACTTGAACAGTTGTTGAAGCAAGCTGCTCCTGCTCCTCAGCCAACACCAGAACCTCAAGTTCAGGCTCCTGCGCCACAAGCCCAGATCAATCCTGAGGACTTAGTTCAAACGGTGATGCAACAACTTTCAGCTAACGAACAACAAAAGATCCACGAAAGTAATGTCCGCACTAGCACAGAGAAGGCTCAGGCGGTATTCGGTTCCGAGTACCAGACTTCATTACTAGAGATCGGATCGAAGCTTGGTATGAACCAAGAGTCTATTGTTAACTTAGCAGGAAGTAACCCAGCTTTGTTCGAGCATACGTTCGGACTTAACAAGCAGTCAAGTAACTCTCCAGCCGCTCCATCGGCTATAGCTATTAATACCCCACCAGCACAGAAGGCAAAGGTGTCGGACGTATTAATGTCTAACGGTTCAGCTAGAGAACGAACTGACTTCATCGCGAACGCATTAGCTAACCCTGATGAGTTCCTAAAAAATTACAGCAACTAAGAACTAAGAGGTTCCAATGCAAACTACTGGTAACACACAAGCAATGATCATCCAACAGCTGTACTCGAACTCACTTATTGAGTCGTTTCCTCAGCAGCTAATGGATGGTAGTATGTTCTTCAACGATCGTACTTCTGAGTTCCCTGAAGGCTCTAAGCTAGACATCGACCAGATCGGTGACATCACTCTTTCTCCTTATGCAGAGAACGAGCCTTTAGACTTCTCAAGCATCGACACATCGCGTATCTCTTTAGAGGTTCAAGAGTACGACCAAGATGGTTTCTACATCACAGATAAACTAAAAGAAGATGGTGCTTCTAAGATCCCTGGTCTAGTGGCAGCTCGTATTCGTAAGAGTACTCAAGCTTTCCGTACTAAGATGGTATCAGATGTACTACGTACACAAGACCAGCAAGTAGCTGGTGACTTGAACTTGATTAACTCGCAGCCTCACCGCTTCGTAGCATCAGGCGGTTCAGATGGTTCTCGTGTAATCACTCTAGACGACTTACGACAAATTAAGCTTTCGATGGATGAAGCTAACATCCCAGCTAACGGTCGTATCTTTATCGTTGACCCTACAGTTGAGTTCGAACTTAATGGCCTATCTCAGGTTGTTACTTCAGAGAACCCAACGTTCGAAGGTCTTATCGAGACTGGTTTCGCAGACCGTACAGGTATGCAGTTCTACCGTACTATCTACGGCTTGAACATCATGATCAGTACTACGTTACCTGTTGTTGGTGCAGAGACTATCGACGGTAAGAGCACTGGTGCTAAAGGCGTAGCTAACATGGCTATGTACGTAGGTGACGACGAAGGTAAACCTTTCATGGGTGTTATCCGTAAGAACCCTACTGCTGGTAACAAACGTAACGACGACTTACAACGTGATGAGTACTACGGTCTTTCTCGTTGGGGCTTTGCTTTACAGCGTCCTGAGTCTCTAGTCACTCTATTAACAGATAAGTAAGGAGTCCTGATGTCTGACTTAACAATCGAAAACATTAACGGTCGAATCACGAAGTTCGGCCCTGAGAGCCACGAAGGTAAATTCGGCAGCACTAAGTCTCGCGTAGATGACGAAGTAGTTGTTGAGTACCGATTCGACTGGAACGGCTTACCAGCGGAGGGTGTGAACGAAATGATTCACACGATCCCTAAAGGTGCTTTCCTACGATCCTCTGAACTTGTAGTAACAAAAGCCTTTGTTGGTTCAGACGGTTCATCTTCTAACCCGTTCATTACAGCTGGCTTGTACGAGCCAGAAGGTACAGTGATTGATGCAGACGGCGTACTGTCAGTAGCAGCTCTTACTGATATCGACGCAGTGAACGACACGATCGTAGCGGCAGGTGCTCTAGTGAACACAGCAGTTACAGAAGACGCTCAGCTACGAGTAGCCTTAGACGGCTCAAGCTCGTTAACAGCAGGTCAAGCTGTACTACGTTTACGTTACAATCATGGTGTATCTACAGCTGCTGGTTCTAAGACGTTCTAGTAGCACCCTGAGACACAGCCCCTCACCTCTCAGGTCAGGGGCTTTTCTTTTATGTGAGGTAGTATGACATTACTAGAAGCAGTTCAGATATGCCTACAGAGTTCAGGGTCGTTCGAGATACAGGGTATCTTTGATACAGATGAGTCCGAGCGTACAGCTTACCTAGCAAGAGAAGTGTACGATATCATAAGTGATAAGTCTCACGAACTTCAACATCAGATGTACTCAGGTACGCTTGAAGGTCTAGGTGATGTTAATCGTCCGAACTACTTAAGAGTTCCTGATGATGTACTCAGTGTGAAGGATTGCACGATACGTTACATGGTCGGTATAGATAACTACGGTGAGTACAAGACACTCTCGTACTTAAGTAATCAAGCTTTCTTGGACTACGTACAGACGCGTAACATTAACCTACCTGATACCACCTTAGTGTCAGACCCAGGTGGTGCTAAGTACGTTATCAAGACTAACACGAACCCAAGGTACTGGACATCGTTCGACGGGACACACGTAGCGTTCGACTCTTATGATTCATCCAGAGAGAACACCCTGCTTGAGAACAGGTCTTTAATCATAGGAGAGAAGTCCGTAACGTTCTTACTTGAAGACGACTTCGAGATTCCTTTACCTAAACACCTGATCTCTGGCTACAAAGATGTACTCAAGAACGAGTACTACGAACAAATCATAGAGGAAGCGAAGCCTAGTATATCTCGAAGGGCTAATGTATTCCTTGCTAAACTACAACAATCTAACAGACGTATAGGCGAGAAGCAGCGTAACAAGCCTCGCTACGGGAGACGATAATGGCAGCACGTAAAGGCGTACAGAAAGAACTTAAGATCCGTATCAAACCTAACACAGCCCTGTACGAAGTGTACTTCGATAACGGCGGCGAACTACCAGCTAAGCTACAGAGCATGTTCACTTGTGCACGAGCAGCTGAGATAGCTATTCAAGACTACCAAGCGAGTAAGTAATGCCAGTAGTTCGGGGTGAGAAAGGATACCTCGGCTTCGTTAACGGACTGTACACAGAAGCCAACCCCCTTGCAGCCCCCGAGGGGACTACAGCAGATGAGCTGAACATGGAACTAGATATAGGCTCAGGGACTAGAGTCCGACGTAAGGGACTTGAACGTTCCTCTCCTGTACAGGTTGACCTCCCTCAAGACGTGTTCGGTACTGTTACTCCTGAAGAGTTAGGGTACTGGTACTGGAGGGCGGAGAATAAATACGTAACCGTGTACAGGTACGAAAAGGAAGAGGGAGTCTTCAGTTGTATCATAGGTATCTCAGGAACAGATAATAGTTCGAGTTCAGTACCGTTGTAGATACAGCAGAACAGATACAACCTACGGTAGCTGAGATACGTAACAGATTCGTTATAACTTTAGGTACTGCCCCTGTCGTATTACAGAAGACAGCTACGTCGTACGATGTGTACGTGATAAGCTTGTTCGTTCGAGACTTCACGTTAGTTAACGACGGCTTAAGTATGTCAGAGCGTCCTTCATCTCTAGGTAACGAACATAAGTACAACCTGTACAATGCAGGGTGGTACAAAGAACGTAAGCTCTCTAGTGGGTCAGTAGGCGATCCCGTTACTGACTTCTTCACAGACAAAAGCGTGTACCCTAGTAACTCTGATATAGCAGCGTTAGGTGACTCCGTTAATACATCATCTGGGGAAGAAGAGTTCAAGGCGGAGACACTTGATAACATAGACCTAGGAAGTACAGAAGCTCCTAGGGGACATTACATATTCAACATACGTGATATAGAACGTAGCGATAAATTAACTGATAAGGATAATGACGGCTCGGTAAGTACATCTGTAACGAAAGTCGTTGAAGACGGAACTGACACAGGAGACGGCGGCGGTTCAGGCGGCTCAGTGTGGGATGATCCAATGCTGCCAGACGGTACAATTCTCCCTTAGATTCTACGACAATATTCAGGAGGTAACTCATGAGCAATACAAGTGAGTACGAGTTCTATGGTTCTTACGGGTTCGAGGGGACACTGAACGATAGAGCTAACTCATTCTTCGCAGCCGCTAATAACGGCGAGATAAATCTAGGCAGTAACAACGGTATTGCCGACTACAACGACACAAGCACAGCAGCATCCCCCGTGGTTCTAACAGCTAACACTTGGACTACATTACCTAATAACGGAGCAGGTGCTTTCACTAACCTTACGTACTTACCTGATGGTATTACAAGTCTGATGGATACGAACACAGGAGCTTTCGACTTCTCTCAGCTTAAGCTAGGAGATAACTGCTTCATACGTAATGACTTCAGCGTAACACCCCAGACTAATAACGCCCTACTCAGCTTACGATACTCCCTTGGTACAGGTGCAAACACGTACACACTAGAGACTATTATCGGTAGACTTGACAGTGGTAGTGGTATCCCGTACAGATTCGCCCTTACACCTCATATGATTTACATGGGCGACCTTAACACTAAGGATAACCCTATCACACTACAGGTTAAACTATCATCAGCTGGTACAGCTGTTAACGCTGGCTCGTCTATAGGGGTGACTATTAAATGATAAAACTATTCAGAGATGACGAAGCGAAGAGTATCTTCATAGAGGATAACAACGGGGCACAGTTCCCGAACTCTTTACAAGCAACAAAGAACAGCGATAACACAATAGCAATAACGGACTTAGCTAGGGATATAGAGATAGTAAGCTCTGCTCCTTACACAGAGTTCGTTAACCAGAACAGCGTAGCGTACGGGACTGACCCTGACACTACGGTGAACGCCTTGAACGCAGAGTTCTCAGCTAGTGGTACATCAACAGGTGAAATCCCATCTATCACAAGTAGCCTTGCTGTTAACTTGGTAGAGGGTGAGACACTGAACTACGAACTTACAGCAGATTACGGTGTAGGTTACGAATGGGACTTGTCTAATGTTTCAGGTATTACTACGGTAGACGGTAACAACAGAAAGATAATTGGTGGTAGTTCGCTAGCCGCAGGTACTTACAACATACCTGTTAAAGCTATTAATTACAACGGTGAAGACAGCAAAAACATCTTACTTACTGTTAGCACACCACCATTTGCCAACACTAAAAGCGTTAAGTTCTCCAATCAGGATTGGGCAGGCGCAAACGCTAATTTGCTAGAGCCTGTGCTAGGTAGGTCTGGTAACGGATCGGGAAGCTCGGACGCGTGGACAATTAGCCTTTATTATAAAGCGTCCTCGGATAATCAAGGGCAAGTAATATTCTACTATGGTAACAACGATATAACCAATAACGGGTACATAGAGTTGCGACAAATAAATTCTTCTGGTGGTAAGTTATTGCGCCTTAGATATGGCTCCAACAATAACAACTTGAGATTGCAGACTGCCGCGGGAAGCTTAACCCCTGGATCTTGGCATCATATACTAATTAGTTATGATGGCGGGACTACTGGGTCGTCTAGTGGCAACTTGAGCGACTATTACAGTAGGTTCACCATAAAAATAGACAATGTAACGCAAGCAACAAATAACAGTCATTCTAATTACGGTTGGAGTGGATCTATAGTGGGTCAAAACGCAAGATTGAGCAGATTTGTAAGCGGTAACTCGCTACGCAATGCAAATATTGACGAGTTCGCGCTATGGGATAGTGACCAAAGCGCAAATTCTAGCGCTATATACAACAGCGGCATCCCTTTTGACCTGTCTACCCTGCTAGCAAAGCCTAAGCACTGGTGGCGCATGGGTGACGGTGATACGTACCCATTCCTGCAAGATAGCGGCACAGAAGCAAACTGCATATTTGTTATGAATAACATGACAGCAGCAGATATAGTAAGCGATACTCCTTAAGGGGATTAATAATGGCAAAGAAGAAGGCGAACGACGCATGTACAAAAAAGGTAAAAGCTCGTGTAAAGGTATGGCCAAGTGCCCGTGCAAGTCAGCAGGTGGCAAAGTGCCGAAAAGAAAGAGGCCAAGTAA